TTTCTAAATATCAACGTGTTCCAATATAAACAACTTTTACGGGAAATAGTTAATGAGTAAATTCTTTGATTCTGAATTGATTCGGGAAGAACTTGAAGAAATCAATGAACTTCAAAGGTTCATTTATGGAAGCATCCTTACTTTCGGTTCAATGTCCCGTGAAGATAAACTGGAACACATTGAAAAAATGATTTTGTTGCTAGAAAAGCAACGAATTATGTACACAAGACTTTCTCTTTCTGATGACCCACAAGCGATTGAGATGAAAGAGAATTTGAAAAAATCTGTGGCTATTATGGGATTTCCTCCGGACACAGATATTAGTTTACTTTTTAATAGTATGAATAAAACTATTGAGTCTCTGAAACAATTTATTGACAGATGAGACTATTCTTGTTATAATATCCAAGTAAATCCAAAACATCCAATTAATCCAAAAATCCAAATGAGCTTTTCTGATCTTAAGAAACAATCCAAACTTGGTTCCCTGACTGCTAAACTGGTCAAGGAAGTCGAAAAAATGAATAATAACGCATCATCTGGTGATGATCGCCTTTGGAAACTCGAATGTGATAAAAGTGGCAATGGTTATGCCGTCATTCGTTTCCTCCCTGCTCCTGATGGGGAAGATCTTCCTTTTGCTAAACTTTACTCCCATGCCTTCCAAGGACCTGGTGGTTGGTATATTGAAAACAACCTCAGCACAATTGGACAGAAAGATCCAGTTGGTGAACTGAACTCCGAACTTTGGAACAACGGTACTGATGCTGGTAAAGAACTTGCACGTAAACAGAAACGTAAACTGACTTATATCAGCAATATCTATGTGGTCAAGGATCCTACCAATCCCGATAATGAGGGCAAAGTTTTCCTTTATAAGTTCGGTAAGAAAATCTTTGATAAGATTACTTCTGCTATGCAACCAGAGTTTCAGGATGAAACTCCTATCGATCCTTTTGACTTCTGGCAGGGTGCTAACTTCAAACTGAAGGCAAAGAATGTTGCCGGTTATCGTAACTATGACTCCAGTGAATTTGCCCCACAAGGTGCTCTTCTGGACGATGATGATGCGATGGAAGCAATCTGGAAGAAACAGTATTCTCTTGCCGAACTTATTGCTCCAGATCAGTTCAAGACTTATGATGAACTGAAGAAGCGTCTTGATTATGTTCTTGGTAACAAAGGAACTCGTCGTCAAGACCCCGAAGTTGCCGATGAGGAAGAGACTTCTCGTGGTCCAGTTCGTGAACTTGATGAAGATCTTCGCACCGAACTGAGTAACCTAAGTTCTTCTAAGTCTTCTTCTTATGATGAAGAGGATGATGACACGATGTCATATTTCGCAAAATTGGCGGAATAGTTATAATGGGGGGAGGGAAACCTCCCCTTTTTTATGGCATCGTGACTCTAGTGTTCTCGGTACGAATGAGCTTCTTATCAACATACTGAGAAGACTTTTCATAATGCATAATAGTTCTCATATCATTTAAGTATTGCTGTAGATAATCTGTTCTTAGCAAGTATATTGACCTTTTCTCTTCGTTCTTTATAGTTTCATATTCGTAATTTCCAATACCCACAACAGGATTTAATGTTGCAGTATAATCAGTCGGATTTGGAATAGTGAAATTGGAATCGACAACCTTACCAGCAGGAAGTATCAGTCTTCCATTCGAATCTTTAACTTCTGTAGTCTCATAATGATGAACGGCATTTAACCGAGTACCATAAATGTTTTCGGCATACCTATAAAGATCTCTATTAGAAAGAGGCCATTCGTCTCTTACATTCACAATACCGGCAGTCATAAGAACCACCCAATCATAATCTGCTCTACCATAAACTGCTTCTGCAACAATGTCTGGTCTCGCACCTTCTGGAATTTGATACTTATTGAATAGTGTGAAAACATTATTTAAGTCATCACGAAGTTTCACACGACGAAATAAATTCTTTGCTCTTACATAATTCTGTGAGGAATTGCTATCCGCAAAAGGTGATTGATATTCTAGATCTGGTAGTTCTCTGAAATAAGACATTTTAGTAACCTACTGCTTGTTTACCAACATTACTATCATAATCTTCATTGTAAATTGGATTCAGTTCAGTAAAACTCAGAGTTAATTTCATATGAACAGGCGTTTTATCTGTATAAGTTGCATATGAACCAGAACCCGTGTAATTCATACTCATATTTGTAAGAGCACAAGGTTTAAACTTGTTTAGATATGGATGATCACGACTTCCGGTTTTATATTTTAGTAGGAAGACCTTCGGAGCAGAAATGAATAGTCCGGCACCTGATGTATTACTACCAGTTTTTGGTGCCATTGATTGTTTGAATATTCTTATAATTTGCTTAACAACATTTGATTCTTCCGAATTTCTTGGAGCAAAATCAAACTCAAATGGAAAGGACCTCAAATTAACACCACTGAATAGTAGTTCTAAGTTTGGATTTAGAACACTTCCTGTAGCTCTTGATAGTAATCCTTCTGGTGTTGTGTTTGCACCTAATGAATTTACTAGTGCTGAAGTAAAAGATTGCTTGACCATTTCTTGCCCACCACCTTTAAGCAACACCTCTTTTCCAGTACCAACAGCACTGTTAATCATACCCATTATTCCTCCACCAAAACCTGAAGATTCGAGAACATTTGTAAATTGTTCGGCACCAAAAGCAGTAAGGGCATTGATATTATCACCACCCCAATTAACCTGGTTGGTATCACTAATATTTGCCGGAATTGGTAATTGTATTGTAAACTTTGCTTTTTGATTGGAATTTTTTTCAGACCCAGTTTTTAATTTAAGATTGTCCTTTTCTGTCTCAAATCCAGGTGGAACATATTCAATAACACCTATCTCCAAGTAGTCATCATCCCTACCAATACTCTTCTGTGGGTATCTAAGCGGTGCAGTTTGAGAAGCAGCAGCAGCATTCTTAAATCCCTGTATACTGGTTGCTTGAACTTCTGGTGAGAAATTGGGTGGAAAAGAAACTGCCATTATCGATTTTTTAATTATTTAGACGAATATTGCCAAAAGGTATCTCTCTTAGGTCGGCAAGTTCTTCTGCATAAATTTCATATAATGGACCCGGTATTTCATCCCAAGTATATTGTCTCATTTTTTCCCAGTGAAAGTTAATACCTCTAAATCCCCACTGGAAAATATTAGTTACTGCGACTAATGGATTTTGATCGTACTGTACATTGGGTGTCTTTGGATTATAAACAAAGACATAATACTTACCAACACTAGGCATCTTTCCACTTTCTTTTATAGCATCCAATATCTCAGTCATTAAATCATCGGGGTCTTCTGTTCCAATTAGATTATCCAAAACACTACGAATGCGATTACTCTTATCACTTGTAGGATTTGGATCTTTTCTTTGTTTGAGAGTCTTTCTTGGCATTATTTGATACCTAAGTCGTCTTCCGTGAAAATCTTAAACTCATATCCTTTATCAGCACACCATTCTTCTGCTGCCTTCCACTTTGCCTGATTCTTAACATATTCATAAACCTCATAGATATATCCCTTTGTCTTTATCTTTTGTGGTATAGGTTCTATTGTTTGTTTTTTTGGTTTGATTTCAATTATATATTTTTTAATCTGCCCATTACTTTCTTTGACTTTGATATAAAAATCTGGAAAGTATCTATGAATCTTATTGTCTATTGGAGATCTGTAAGGAACTGCAATTTCTTCCGAGAACCATTCTAAAATATTCTCATTCGTATCACAATATACCATAAATTTGCGTTCCCACAAAGACCTATACACAATGTTTTGGGAATTTCCTTTATACTTTTGTGGGAATGCTGGTTGATATTTTCCCTTGTAAGACATCTAAATAAGTATACTAAGACTTATAAAAGGTATTTAGAGTGGTCAGACCTCGTAGAATATCAGATTTTAAACCACTATTCACCAATCTTGCTCAGTCTTCGCACTTCCAAGTTATATTTGGTGGTTTGCCAGGTCAACTTTTAGCATATCTTTATACTAGAGGTATTGATCCAAGATTTAT